GAACAAAAAGGCAATGATGCCTAAAAAAAAAACTTTAAAACAAGCCGTAGAAGATAACAACTCTATAAGAATATCTTACCACGAAAAAGTTTGCGCAGAAAGAATGAAAACTTTATTTAAAGCAATCGATGAAATGCGTAAAGATATAAAAGGTTTAAAAGAAGATGTTAATAAAAGCAAAGGTGGTTTTAGAGTATTGTTACTCATTGGTGGTGCTATAGCTTCCTTGCTAGGCTTTATCAAATACAATGGCTAGAAGAGTAAAAGCTATCACAGGCTTAACTACGGAATTAAAAGCACAGCTTAGACTTTGCAAAGATCCTAATCTTCTTGTGTTTACACCCCTTGGTGGTCTTGGTCCAGTAGATATTGTTACTTTAAATATGACAACAGGTGAGTATACTGCTTATGATGTTAAGTCTAAAAATTATAGAAAGGTTGACAGTTATACTGCAAAAGATGGATATAAAAGAAATATTAAAGGATCTTTTATATCTAGAGGTACAACTAAAGAACAAAAGAAACTTAATGTAAGGATTATATACGAATGAAACTATCACGAAACTTTACTCTTCAAGAATTAATTAAATCAGATACTGCAGTTAGAAAGGGTATTGATAATAATCCTAATGCAGATCAAATAGAAAAACTTAAAACTCTTTGCGAGACTATTTTGCAACCAGTTCGAGATCACTTTGGAAGAGTTAAGGTGACAAGTGGATTTAGATCTGAACAACTTTGTGTAGCGATAGGCAGCTCAATAAATAGCCAACACGCCAAAGCTGAAGCAGCAGATTTCGAGGTAGTAGGTATAGACAATGCTGAACTTGCAGACTGGATATATAAAAACCTAGAGTTTGATCAATTAATCTTAGAATATTACAAGGTAGGTGAGCCTAATTCTGGGTGGATACATTGTAGTATTTGTGATAAGGATCCTAGAAAGCAATTCCTTCATGCTTATAGATCTGAAGGCAAAACAAAATACAAGCCAGTAATTGGTAAGGCAAAGGATTTAGTATAATGTGGTTAAGTGCTATTAAACTTGCAGTACAAGCAGGTAGTCATATTTATAAAAATAAACAAAAAACTAAAATGCTTATGGCAGATGCTCAAATGAATCATGCTGCTAAGATGGCAAAAGGTGAAGCAGAGTATCAAGGTAAATTATTAGAGAGCAGAAACTCAGACTGGAAAGACGAGTTCATTTTAATTTTGCTAAGTGTGCCAATCGTAATGTTAGGATTTGCAGTTTGGTCTGACAATCCTGCTCACATGGAGAAAATGAAATTGTTCTTTGAATATTTTTCTGATCTTCCTTTTTGGTATCAGACTATTTTCGTGGGAGTAATAGCTTCTGTGTATGGTTTGAAAGCAACAGATTTAATTAAGAGAAAGTAATGTCAACACAAGCACCTACAATGTTCGTATCACAGTATAGTAAAAAGAAACCTACACTTCTTTCTCAGCAAACAGGTAAGAAGAAAAAGAAAAAGAAATATAAAAAGAAGAAGTAATGGCAAAGCAAAAGTTTACACACTTTATACCTAGAGAGAAACCTAAGAAGCGTGGACCAGGTGCGCATAAAAAATCTAAGAATAAAAGTGAGAAGCGTCAACAAAAGCTAACAAGATATAAGGGTCAAGGAAGATGATTGATAAATTTTTTTATAAATTTTTTGGTTTACTAGATAGGTTTGCTAGTCATTTAGATAGAATATTTTTTCCCAATAAGAAGAAAAAAAAATGAAGATAAGTGAGAATACATCTGTTGCTATGCCTATTAAAAATATGGTTGGTATTATTGTTGGTGTTGCTATGGGTATATTTGCGTACACAGAGGTTACTGCAAGACTAACTTCATTAGAGACTTCTAGAGAATTAATGAACTCTGATCTACTTAAAAAGTCAGAGCAAACAACTACAGATAAAGAACAATACTTGCTTCTTGAAGATCTATACGAAACTGTAGAGAAACACCAAGAACTTTTAGATAAGAATATACATACACAAGTTATGCTAGATCACATAGAAGCACAGTTAAAAAAAGCATTAGAAGATATTGAAGATTTAAAAGATAAGGTAAGACAAAATGGAAACAGTCATTAGTACAGTTGTGGCTCTTTGTATGTTTGTTGCAGGTGAACTTAAAGAGCATCGAATACAAGACAAAATGAGTGATTGTTTAAAAGGTAAAAGAGAAGCTGAGAGAAGTGCAAATTCTTCAATAGAATATAAGTGTGGTAAGGTACAAGCTGAATTAGAATCTAATATAGATGGTAGCAAATCAATTAAAAAAATAGTAGAATAAGTTATGGCAAAAACACCAGCATGGCAGAGAAAAGCAGGAAAGAATCCTAAAGGTGGATTGAATGCTAAAGGTAGACGAAGTTATAATCGTGCTACTGGTGGCAATCTAAAAGCACCAAGTAAAAAAGTTGGTAACAAAAGAAGAGCATCCTTCTGTGCGAGGATGAAAGGGATGAAGAAGAAATTGACTTCAGCTAAAACTGCAAGAGATCCTAACTCAAGAATTAATAAAGCATTAAGAGCCTGGAACTGTTAATGAAAAAAAAGGGATGGAAAAAACAAAAAGCTAAGTCTTTTATTTGTGGTTACTGTAAAGAATGTAACAAAGAATTAATTAGTGATAATGGTGGTTGGATTGTAACTGTTAAGAGAAAATATTTTTGTCATGATGGCAAAGATGGTAGTTGCTTTGACAACTATTGTGAGTTAAAACTTCAACAACAACAGGAGAATAGTTATGTATGGTAAATCAAAAGGTAAAAGCAAACTAACTGCTAAACAAAAAAAGCTACCATCTTTTTTACAGAAAAAGATAATGAAGTCTAAAGCTAAAAAGAAAAAATAAATGAAGAAAAAAAGTAGTGTAAATAAAGCTGGTAATTATACCAAACCTACATTAAGAAAGAGATTGTTTCAGCAGATCAAGGCTCGTAAAACTATGGGTACTGCTGCTGGACAATGGTCAGCTAGGAAGGCTCAACTACTTGCTAAAACTTATAAGTCTAAAGGTGGTGGGTACAGATAATGGCATTGGCTAAAAGACAAAGAAGTTTAAAGGCATGGGGTAAACAAAAATGGCGAACAAAGTCTGGCAAAAAATCATCAGTTACTGGAGAAAGGTATCTTCCAAGTGCAGCGATAAAAAACTTATCTGCTTCAGAGTATTCAAAAACTACTTATGCAAAAAGAAAAGCTAAAAAATCTGGTAAACAATTTAGTAAACAACCTAAGTCTATAGCTTCTAAGGTAAGAAGATATAGAAGCTACAGTTAAATATTAATTTGTTTTAGTTCTTCGAACTCTTTCCAAATAGAATTTTCTACACCCCAATAATTTTTCTTATCTCGTTTGTTTCTTATAGAGTGAATGATTGTAGTATGATCTTGATTAAATACTCTAGCCATAGAAGATAAGCTAACATTGTAACCTTCATACAATAGGTTATAGATTATACTTCTTGCTCGAACTACATCCCTAGTTCTACCTTTACTAAAGATGTCATGTTTGCTTACAGTATATTTCTCACAAACTTTATCTACAAGTTTAGATACGACTTCCAAGTTTGCGTTCTTTGTTTGAAATGTAGTAGCAATTTTAGTTTTGTTATTGCTATCCATTATTGGTTGTCTTTGCATTAGTTCTGCTGCGTACAGAAATCCTTCCGAGAACCCTACCTCATATAATCTTTCTTCTTGGCTCGTAAGAAGGTAAAATGCTTTCTTAACTTTGTAGATAAAGTTGTTTTGATTTAAGTTATTGATGTGTTTGTTATAGTGTGTGCTTACATTTATAGTCATAGATCCCCTACGTTTTCCTTTCTTTTTTTTCAACTATTAAGTTAATAACTATTTACTTGTCATTAACTGTTCTTTTGTCTGCTCTATTTGCCAAAGTAATTTATAAGAATCTTGTTGATACTTACTTACTTTCAGTTTGGCTTCCAGATACTTCTCGTGTTTCTTTGCTTGAAGATCCTTTAACTTCTGCAGACGCATTCGGATTTGTTCCATCATGCTCCTTTTTTACTGTTGCAAAATCAAACTTTAAATTGTTGATCTTGCATTCTACAAACTCTCCTCTATTCGAGTTGTTTGCAGCTTTCTTTGCATCATCAAAGAGTTCAATCATTTGAAAATGACACTCTCCATTGATAATTCTTTTAAATTTTGTCATACTTATTTAGTTTTTTCAACTTCTTTTTTGATTAAAAAATCTATATACTGTCTAGCTTTTTTAAGATCTTCAATACCATTCTTTCTTTTATATCTAGAAATATATTTAATTACATTACCCTCACAAAAATTAAAATTGTTTTCAATAATAAAATCTATTGGTTCAATCTTGTTTGCTATGTAATGTGCTGGTTCTTTTATATTGTCTGCCATATTAAATCCTTTTTTTAGCAAGGTGGGGAAAACGATAGAAAGGGAAAAAAAACCCCACCCTGCTTGATACCCTTTAGCCTAAGTTAAAAGGTATATTCGTTATTACCACCATCGTTAGTTTTTGCAAAGCTATTATTCGCAGGTTTACCTGCTCCACTTGGTGTTAAAATTACTGTCAACTCACCTTCTTTAACATTGCCGTCTTGATCTTTAGACGGAAACGCAGCTTGGTTATACCATTTACCATTTATGTTTACACCAATGGTCCAGTTCTTATCTGGGTGCTTCATATTTTTTGGACCAACATAGACAGGAAGTTTATCGCTTGGTGACTTCCAATCTTTGTTCTTAGTTAGGTTGATGTATATTTTTTCGGATTGATTATCCATGTTTACTCCTTAGTTATATCAATCTTATGATTGATTATTGTTTAGTTTAACCTCATGCTCACGAGTATGTTTTACTATTTGCTCGAATGCTTTAAGGTTATTATTTTTTAGATAGTTGACTTGATATCTAATATCATCTTTAAGTTTATTTAACTGTTTTGTAGATTGAGTATTAGATATTTCTTCCATCATATATTCTACATCCACTTCATCATCCATGTATGTAGGTTCTGAGGATTGCTCCACAGAATTTTGTTCGAATGGTTTAGCATTGTAACCATCTTCTAAATCCATTCCTGTCTTTAAGTTTAGCGCATTCAAGAACGCATACTTTTTACTGTATGACATTGCTTGACCTGTTGCGTACTTATCTAATCCACCCATTGCAGTACATCCATCAATTACAATAAAACTTTTTGGATCATCGATGTCAGTTATTTTCATGGTGCAAGTTACAATTACAAATCTATCTGTAACATCTGTTATGTAATTGCAGGTTGGATATAAACCATTTTCCAATAGAGCTGCCATTGCAACTCTTTGAACATCATCATGTAACAAAGGATTGAAAGGCATACCCTTAACCTTGTTTGCTTTTTGCACAGACTTTGCGTGGTTACACGCATTGTGTAACTTCTTATGTATGTTACTCATATTGTTTGTTCCCATTCTATATACGTTATTGTTTTCACTACTCATATTTAATACCCCATAGTTTATTGATTAGTTGTTTTTGTTCATCTGCTAAATCTTTATAATAAAAGAAATGATTAAGATCTGGTGGCTCCATCATGTTAGCTAATCTATTGATGTTACCCTCACAAAACATAATCATCTTCTCCCATGTTAGAATTTTATCTATCATGATATTATAAAGATGTTGCAAGTGATCTGCCTTCATTAACTCATGGCTTTTATCAAAGATAACATAATCTTTATCATTAACATATACCAAGTAAGGTATCTTTTTTGTTGCCATGTAGTAGAACGAAGTTTGTGTAAGGTTCTCAATCGTAGGTTCAGTTGGTAGATCTTGAGTGATCATGTTCCATTCTTCTTTACCTCTAACCTTTTTTAAATTAGGTGGTTTAGTTTTTAATTCTATAAATTTTGTTTTAGTTTCATAATCGATACGACCAATGACAGGCTTGATCATATCAAACTCTTTTAGTTCTACATATCTTTCGCAAACTAATTTATCTTTATCAATAATATCTTGCACAACCTTTTTTGTGATTGGAATACAATCTTCTGCAAACTTAATCATAGCTTCTCTGCCGTACTTATCCTTTGCGTCAACAGGTGGTTTTTCATTTAAAATATTTAATTCATTTTGAAAACAAACTGTTTGATCTCTATCCCATTTAGTTTCTTTATCTGTTTTTGATGTATAAATAACATTTGCAATTAATCTTTGAACCACATTATTAACTAAATTACCAAAGTTAGCTTTGTATCTAACTAACCAAGATCTTCTAATTTTTTGTGGGAAACTGTAACCAATAATATTTTTTGCAAAGGGTGTACTTGTAGATGAATAAGACCAATGAGGTAATCCTTCACCACCATTAAATATTGAGAATGCTTTTTTTATTTTATCGTTTTCCATTTTTTTCCAATCTGTTTTTTTGCTAACGATTACAATGATTTTATTAGGTTGTCAACGGATAATTATAATTGTATAACGGAGAGAAAATGATCAAAAAAAAACTACCATATAAAAAAGTGCGTGTAATTTGGCAAGATATTTGCTCATCTTCCCAATGGTATGATGACTTATCTGATGTTGATAAGTTTAGCTATACCTGGTGTGAAGATATAGGATATTTATATTATAAAGATTCTAAAGTAGTTAAAATATTTACCTCATTTTTTTATGATGAGGATAAGTTATCTATTGGAAACATAACTGCTTATCCTAGATCAGTAGTTAAAAAAATAATATATGAAAAATGACATATTCTGGAATCTTTGATGAAACTAATTGTAAAGAAGAATTAAAACGAGCCAAGAAATATATTAAGAAACAAGCTGATATAATTTTTGCTCTTGAGAAAGAGATTGAACAAAAAGAAAACGAAATAAGGATATTAAAAAATGGCTCGTGATGTTTATGCTTTCAGTAATGGTTTATATTCTGATTGGCACAGAAAATATGAAGGCATTGCTTATATAGATGTTGATTCTGTTGAGTGTTGTAAGTATTGTTTTGAGCCTTTGGCTATCATTGAGACTTGCTATAATAAAGGTCAACAATTTAAAGCTACAACCCTGTCAAAGATCATTGCTGAACGCCTAAATATACCCTGTTTTTTAGTTTTCTATAAAGAATCGACACCTGGTAGCCTAACCTTTAGGATCAAGCGTATACGTAGCTCTAAGACAGAGTTTAGACTAATGAGTGAGGATCAATGGGTATCTATTTTAAGATCCTTGCATGACCACCACAAATTAAATTGTAAATCAACTAAACGAAAGGATAAATAATGAATGTAAGTAGAGGATTTTTACATATAACTTATAAGCTATACCATCATTTAGATCTGGTAGACGGAGAAAGAAAGTCGCATTGTTTAAATGTATTCTTATCTGTGATGAAGTATGCCTGGAAGAAGAATGGATATAAGGCTCAGTTGCGTCATGAAACAATACACAAAGACACAGGTTTATGCCGTACTACTATCAAATCTTGCTTAGAAACTTTAAACAAACTTAATATTGTTAAGTCTGTGAGAGGTAGATCTGGTAAAACTTATCTTGTTAATGAGACATTTTTGCGAGCCGAGAAACTTTACGAGCCAACTCAGATAGCCGTTAAACCTACACAAGATAGCCGTTTTACGACTACATTAGAAGAAACAATATCCATTAATAATATAGGTAAAATAGTTAAGAGTTTTGCAGGGGATACTCAGAAGATATTAGATGAATTATCTAAGCTACCTCTGGAAGAATTAAAAGCAGAAACTGTTAATGTTTATTTATGTAAGCAAGCTATTCAACTGAAAGAAGATAAGGAACGAGAAAGTAAAGCAACTTATGTTAGTGGGGATAAAATTCTATCAGCATTGTCCAGGATAAAGAAACAAGCTAACCCAAGATACAGAGAGAAAGTTGAATACAATAAACGCAATGGAATAAAACCATGGGAGAATAAGTAATGCCAGGTAGACCAATGCGTAAGGTATTTTGCCAAGGGTTCACTCGTGCTGGGTTAAGAGAGGGAAAAAAAATACCTTGTAGAATGAAAGGTTATCCACTATCTGATGGTAAAACTTTTAAATGTAAGTATCATGGGTATCAAAACTTTAATAAGTTTAACAAAGCTAATTACACAGATGAAACTAGAATAAAACAACTATCAAAACTAATACAATTTAGGAACTATACAGATGAGCAAATCAAAGAATACTATTACACCAAAACCAAACCAAGAATTGATAACAGAGAAAGATCTATTTACCATACAAGAAAAATTGGTAGACGGAAATACGCTTACCGAGATACTTCAAAACAAACAGTATCCGTTCAGCTTGATGAAGTTCTACGCTTACTTGAGAAAAAATCCAGAGTTAGAAGCTAAGATTACTGAAGCTAGAAAGTTGGGTATCCAAACTTTAATTGATAAATTAATGCAAGTATTTTCTTATCAAGAAATAGAATCACCCAACGAGGTGCTTTGGGTGAGGGAAAAAACTCGGTTCATTCAATGGGTTGCAGGAAAATTAACTGATCTCTATTCTGATAACAAACCTATTAAACAAAACATAGACCAGAAGATGACTATTAGTTGGGAAGATACTCAAGATGATTTGATTGATGTATCTGAGGATGTAACAGATGTTACACCCCCAGATAGTAAAGATTAATTATGTAATTTTTCTGTTCTTTTTTTAAATGTTTTTCTAGTCTTTGTTCCTAAAGTTTTTTCTATTTTGTTATTTAAAATATAATGAAATGCTTTCTCATCATTTATAAAAAGTTTTTTATTTACGTCTATCTGTTCCCATACCTTTGTATATCCATTGTAAATATATTTGTTGTGTTTTTGTGTGTGAGGTAAAAACTTACATTTGAATGGACAATTTTGTGAGAAAGGTACTATCCAATTTGATTGAGGGTTTTCATTCCATAAAAACATTTTTATTAAAAAATAATTTAAAGTAGGTGGTGTGTTTATTTGTAAATTATATTCTGGTTTAAATTTATATATCCACCTTGCTTCATAGTATCTTCTAAAATAAAAGTTGTTTAAACATTTTATTTTTTTAGATGTAATTACTTTAACGTCACAAGTTTTATCATCAAATCTTCTTAACTGTACTCTTGATCTTCCATTTTGACTTTCACCTATATAAAAAATCTTTTTAGATTTCTTACAAATTACAAAATAAATAAAAACCTCTTTTAATTCTATAGTTTGTGGCATATTTTCTTTCTGTTTGTTGTGAGTGCCAAGTAAATCTTGACACCCATTAATAAAGATTAATTAAAATAACCTTGTTGATATTTTTTTAAAAGAAATTGACTTAAACCTTTTTGAAATTCTTGCTTATCTTTTTTACTGTCTGCAAAAACTTCTATTCTCAAACCTTTTAAAATGTTAGGTTGTTTTTTCTTTGTTGCTTTTTTCTTTGGCATTATTTTCCTTTCTGTTTGTTATATTTTTCTTGCCATGTATTGAAAGACAGGATCATGATTAACATTCCCATGTGTCAATCTTTTTTGGTATAATTCCACAACATTATTCTCTGCTAATCTCATAAAAAAGTTAGCAATATCTCTTAGATTATTGTCATAGAATCTCTGTCTTGCTAGGTAACCTTTGTCATAGTAGGTTATTGATTCCCCACTCTTAGCTGTTTGTACCCATGCTTCGTATTTGCTTAGTGTCATTTTTATTTACCTCTTTTTGTTTGTTGTTATTGTTGTTTATATTTTGTTGAGTTAGTTCTATTAGCTGCATAACTTGACCACTTAATATATCCTCATCATCAAAAAATTTTTTAAAGTTTATATTATACATATCTATTTTTTAAATAATGTATCGTTATAATATTTATGAGCTTTGTTTAACCACATCTCATAAAACTCATTATTGCACCCATTAAAAATAGGCTTCAATAATTTTTGTTTTATATCATCAACTCTTTTTAAAAGTTGTTCTCTTTTTTTTTGCTCATGTCTTTTTGCTTTGTTTATTTCCTGTACTA